TTGCCGTCGCCCCAGAACACGCCCGGGTAGTCGGGGTAGGTCTGCGAGACCGAGAATCGGGCTTTATCAAGCTCCGCGCGGATGGCCGATGGCAGCGGCACGCCGTCTTTGTCCTTGGGCACGCTGCCCAAGCCCAAAACGGCGCCGCTGGCCACACGCATGGGGCTGTCAGCGATGCTGACCGCAGCATTGGCCAGACGCCCAGCCAACACGCCAAGGTCATTGCCGTGCAGTTGCGGCACGACCAAAACACGCGGCGCCGCCAGGTCCTTGGTGATCGTCTTTTGCTGGGCCAGGTAGTCGGACCAAGTCTGTTCGGCAGCGACGCCGGCGGTGCTGGCCATCACGAATACACGACGGCCGTAGGTATTGCTGATGGCGATCGCGGCGTCATGCATGGCTGATAATTCAGCTGAAGCCTCCACCGGTTTGGTGATCACCACCGCCTCGACGGAAAAGCCCTGTTGCTGCGCCGCTTCCAGGGCGATAGTCCAGTTGCCATCTGCAGCGATCGGAGCCGCCAGGCACGCCCAGCGGTCGCCGCCATTGGCCTTGGCCGCCGCGATCTGGGTTTTCAGCTCGCTGACAGGAAGGCCCAGCAGCGCATCCAGGTCGCTGTCGGTGTTGAGGGCGATCAGGCTGCCGACGCTCTTCGCGCCGGCGCCGATGAACAGGAAATAGCGCTCGATCTCGGTCACGGCACCCTGGCCGAGGTTGAGATTGTTAACGCTGACTTTGCCAAGTGCCATGCAGTGCCTCGTTATTTGGGGGAGTTGAGGATTTGTGCCAGCACCTGGTTAACCAGCAGGCTGGTGTCCCGATCGGTACTGACGCCGAGGAACTGGCGCTTTGGCAGGGTTATTTCCCAACTTTGCGCACCGGTGCCTTCGGCTTTTTCGTCGGACAGGATGCGTATCAGCAGGCCCGCCTTGGCGTAGTTCACGTGTTCCTGGAACCAGGCCACGGACGGCCGGGTTAGGCTCTTCTTGCCCTTCTGGCGCACCTTGAAACCGAGTCGGCGCAAGCGCTTGGCCTGCTTATCCGTCGCGGCCAGGCCTTCAGGCACTTTGTTCCACCGGCGCATCTGCGCGGCTGTACGGCGCTCGCTCGCGCCATGGTGTTGCTGCGCGGCGACCCAGCCGGTCAGGCCGTTACGCCATCCCAGCGTTGCGGAATCCGCGCTCACGCTGGTGACCTGAAGCAACTTGCCCAAGCCGGCTTCCATCTTCTTTTTGCCCTTGCCGTCGCCCTTGCGGGCCTCAAAGGCTGAACCGTCCAGATTGCGCTGCTCTCGGATCCGCTTGCGGCTCATGGTGCGCACGCGCTTGGTCACGTTGTTGAGCAGCCGCCGGCGCAACTGCGGGGGCAGGCTCAACAGGGCCAGTTGCTCGCGAACGCCCAGGTGGCCCCGTACGTCCAGCTCGAAAGTGCTACGCGCCACCGCCGCGGACCTCGCCATGCTCAGCGGTCCATAGGTCGAACTCGACCAGACCCCACGTTTTGCCGAAGGCCTCGACCCTGCCGTTGGGGTCTTCGGCCAGGTGCTGCGCCTCGACGAATTCCAGGGTCAGTTCCAGATCCGCTTCGTCCGGGGTGATCTGGTCGACGGCGAACGTCGGCGCCGGCAGATCGTCGTCCCGGTCGGAATCGTTGGATTCGAGCCAGCCGCCCAGGAGCGCCATCAACAAGGCCGGGTTGCCGGCGAAGCGCTCAATCACCACCACGGCGCGATAACGCATATCGCCCATATGCAGGCCCTGGGTGGTGTCTTTCCAGATCAGGTCCAGGTTGACCTGCTCGGCCCAGCTGTCGATCTGCTCGGGCAGCACCAGATTCAGGCCGATCAGGTAGGTGGTCAGGGCACGTAGCTTGTTCATAGCAGCGCCGCCGTGATGCGGCCACGGCCCTGCAGCGAGCGCACGGCCTGTTGGCTGAATGCCAGGAAGGTTTCCGGGCGATCGGGCAGTTCCTTGCCGAGGTTTTCGGCGCTTTCGCGGCGAATGATCGTCACGAACTGGGTCAGCAAACTGGCCTTGGCGCGGCAATACACGGCGCGCTTGTACGTCGCCGCTTGAAAGGTGCGCTCCGGCAGAATCCTGGTGTCTGCAGACTCAACGTTTGACACGCCAAGCCCCTGCCATCGCGCTTTTAACTTGGCCAGGTCGTTGTTGACCTCGGTCATTGCCGTGGTCAACTCAGCCGTCAGCAGTTCCACCAGGTATTCCGCCGGCAGGCGATAGCCCCGCTGGAATTCGGACACGGAGACGTCCGGCCAAAAGCCGTCATTCTCGATCGTCAATTCCACCAGCGTGTTGGGTTTACCTGAAAAGCTCATGCTGACCGCTCAAATAGGGCGGGGAGCCTGTTTTCAGTGGGACGGTCCATAATTGGGCGGCTCACTTCCACAGGTCCCCGCTGGGGGGGTAGTCGGTTATTCGGTGGCCGGGTTAGCGGCTGCTTGTTTTGCTAGGGCCCTGCGGACCTTTTCGATGCGGGTGTCGTTGCCGGCCTGTGCGTACAGCTCCGTTGAGCGCTCCAGGTGCTTGAGTGCGGTTTCCCACTGCTTGGCCTCCATGGCGCGTATGCCGATCAACTTGTGGTACTTGCTCGGGATCTGCTCCGTCAGGTGCCACTCACCGTCAACCAGCGGCAGCAGGTCAGAGAGATAAGGCTCCGGGCTGCGATTGGCTTTGTATTCGGCGTAGGCCCACTCACACACGGCGTCAGCGACAAAGGTCTGGATGTCGCGGCGCTTGAAGCGCTCTGGCATCTGCTGGCCCTGCTCGATCAGAACGTCGGCCAGCTCCAGGGCGTCTTCGAACTGGGCGGTGTCGAACAGCCAGACCAATACCTGCACTGCGACACGATTGGGAAAGACCAACCCCGACTCGCAATAGCGCTGCACGTATTCTTGATACTTAGGCAGCAGCTCTTCGCGCTTGAGGGCCTGGCGTCCGGCCAAGCCGTTAATCGCACTGATGCGCGCCAGGTCCTGGTCCAAAGCGGCTTCCTGCAGCAGCAGGTGTTTGCGCGCATTGGCGGGGCTGCTCAGAGCTTCCGCCGGCGAATAAGGCAAAGCTGCGGAGACGGCAGCCGCCGAAATGGCGGCGCCCCCCAGCGCGATGATGCGGCGCTTATGCGCTAGGGCCAGACTCACGCGACCAGCTCCACGTTTTCGGTCATGGCGAACTTTTCCAACTGCTCGATCACATAACCTTCATTGCGGCTGTTGTAGTCCTCGACGCGGGAGCGCTTAGGATTGTCGATGGTCTGCTTACGCCAGCTGGAGTCCTGGAAGTAGATCGACAGGTTGTCCCAACTGGTGACGACCACGCCGTTGACCGGGAAGAACGGCACGCTAAAGCTCGGCAAGCCGCCATAAGTGGCGATCACTTGGGCTTCTTCGATGCGCTCTTTTTCGGTGGGGGTATCGCCCTGCTTGGAGTACAGCTTTGCCTTGTCAGCGGCCAGCAAGTCAGTGCCGATAATCGCGATCAGATCGCCTGCATCGCGCAGACGCTCGTCAACCAGTTGCTTGGTGTCGTGCACCAGGGCATCGAGGTTGGCATAGTCGCCACCAACGCCGAGGGTGACTTTGCCGGCGACCTTGCCTTCCTTGAGTACCTGGGCTGGGATCTGCTCGCGGGCTTGCTGGAGCCAGCCTTTGTTGACGTCCTGCAGCATGGGGTACTGCGTGATGTCGGTCTGCACGGCAGCATGGGTGCCGTGGAAGCCGACCATGATGCGGTCCAGCGCAATCTGCTTTTGTACGGCAGCGGAATAGCGCTGATGGAAGTCCGGGAACTTGGCCCAGGCATCGATCTTGGCGTAAGGCAGGCCAACATCGGACTCGGTGGAAGACAGCTCGTAGGTGGACTGATCCAACGACGATGCGTCTTTGGCTTCGCGATCGGTGGTCTTGGTGTTGGTCCGGCCAGTGACCGGGCCAGACACCCCAATGAAGACCTTCTGGCCCTTGATCTCGGTCACCGGAATGACGTTGATACGCCCCAAGAAGTCGGACTTGGCCGTGATGGCGTCGTTCAGCTCCTGGGCAATGGTCGGGTCGACGCTGAAGTGCTTGCTGGCCAACTCCACACCGTAGCTTTCAGCGATGGCCAGTTGCAGCTGCGCGTACATCTTGGCGCCGTAGGCGCTCAACGAATAGGCCATATCAGAGCACCCGCGGTTTGACGGTGGTTACCGGGCCAGGGTTGCGCGGCAACTGGCGACCGGCGGAGGTGTTCTGCAGAGCGGTGAATTGCTTCTGCAGTGCGGCCATGCTCGCCAGCAATGCCTTGTTCGTGGCGCCGCCCTTGCGACTGAACTCACGCTCTTCTTCGGCAGTGGTGACGATGCCGTCGACGGCAGCTTGCACGTCATCGATCGGCTCTGGCTCTGGCTCGGGTGCCTCTTCGGCGACAGGCTCAATCACAGCCTGAATGCCGGCAGCGACAATCAGCAGTTGAGCCAGCAGGGCCTTAAGGGCCGTTGCGGTAGCTTCATCCATAGGGGGTTCGGTCTCAGGTGGGGTGGTGGGTTTGACGGGCTCGGCGTCCGTCG